TCGAACCCTCCGCAGTCGAACCCTCCGCAGATTGCGTTGTAGTCGAAACCTCCGCAGTCGAACCCTCCGCAGATTGCGTTGTAGTCGAAACCTCCGCAGTCGAACCCTCCGCAGTCGAACCCTCCGCAGATTGCGTTGTAGTCGAAACCTCCGCAGTCGAACCCTCCGCAGATTGCGTTGTAGTCGAAACCTCCGCAGATTGCATCGTAGTCATGTCCTCCACAGACTCCATCGCAGTCGAACTCGATTTTTTCGAATCCTCATCATCCAAAGTAGACATATTATATTATATACGTATAATATAATTTTTCAATTAACGGCGTTTCTTATTAGTTTTAACGCGCTTCTTGTTTTTACCTCCCTTAATTTTTTTGCTAAATCGAACTCTTTTACTTTTGCCTCCTTTTAAATCAACCGGTGGTTTGGCATCCACAGCCGCTTTCTCAACCGCCGCCTTGGCATCCACTACCATGGCATCCGCTGCAGCTTTCTCAGCAGCAGCTTTATCGGCAACTAACTTGGCATCCGCAGCGGCTTTATCTGCAGCTACCTTGGCGGCATCCGCCGGTATCTGTTTAAGCTTTGCATCAGATAATGCTTTATTAGCCAATTCGGTATCCACCTTACATTTGCCTTCTATATCATCAAGTTTCTTCTGTGCCTTTTCTACTTCTGTCTTTCCTTCAAATAAGGAGGTTAAACCATCAAATAAACCCATTGTATTATACATTATCAACAGACATTTTGCTAAACTGCAATGTAATAGAATTCCTCACTTTTACCAATTACTCTTCTTCACATTAATATTTGCTCCTTTCTTCGCATTCTTATTTTTTGACGGATCATATGCCTCGTCTTCATCATCTGATCCCATATTTTTAGATATTTCCCAGAATTCCTTCGAACCCAACCTAAAAGTCGGGTGATTTTCAGCCTTATACCAGAAGATTTGATCGGTCAACTTATTCGATTTCGCATTATTATTTATTACCAAGCACTCATAGTTCTCCGTTGTGTTATCCATCACAGCACAAAAGGATTCTAATGTGGGGAACATACTCGCATAGTTCTCCCAAATACGCTTGCGATTGGTTAAATAAGGTTCTCTCAATATAAACACATAATCGATATTTGTTCGCAGATTAGGTGGGATACCGAGCGGGTATTGCATAGTTATGACCAACATGACCTTCCAATGACGTCCATTCATAAATAGGAGTCGCATCATCTTGTCACGAGTCCATGTCTGATCGTAAAGACAGTCATCCATAATCACGAAAGCACGTGGATCAATTGTGGTTCTTTTGTATGTCTCAACTTCCTTCTTCATTTGTTTCATGACAGCCTTCTGTCTACGTAGGATGTTCTCAATCAGTACCGAGTTGTATTCATCATGAATGAATAGTTTAGGAACATGTTCTTTATAAAAACCATTACCAGCTTCGGTACCAGAGATAACGGTTCCAATCGGTATATCTTGATGGTAATATAGTAGATCACGCACCAAGAATGTCTTACCTGTATCACGACGTCCAATTAGAACAACGACGGGGCCTTTGTTCTCATCTACCTTAAACGTGATATCACGCATATTGAATTTTTTTAATTCCAATGTCATTTATAGCTTTAGGATATAAATTATAAATAGAGAACAAACGTTCATATCTACCAAATAATATGTTAATTACAGTTATAAAAAAATGTTAGAAGTCGCACAACAATTCAATGCTATAAATTTGAAATATTTAGAAGAACAATTTACGCCTACATCAGATGACTTGAGGCAAGACTATAATCCATTTCATCTAAATTCTTTTCAATATTACCAACCGATCCTAAAATTACTATTTGATATTAATTCCCAAAACTACAATTCTATGCAATTGAATCATCGTTTTCATATGGCAGATTTGAAAACGGTGATAGACACGACCACTTGTCAGCTGGTAGACAAGCCAATATTTATAAAATATTCTCCTCTGTTAGACCCAATTCGATATATGATCGGTCGATATGATACCGACAATGACGCCATACGCACTCTACCCAGCATTGATGGTACCAACTTTGATAAATTATCGGATACGAACAATGCATCGTATACAGATGGGTTTTTCTCACTTTTGTCTAGTAAATTAATGGAGCTGCATGATTTCAAACACTCGGTCGCATACTATGGCTCGTTCTCTGCAGTCCAACAAAAATTCAAAATGAATATTGCAGACGATTATGAGTATCTGAATAATTCAAATTTCTTTATGGATCATGTGAATAAACTCTTTCGCATAAACAGACACCGTGTGTCCTCTATGGCGAACCACAACTCGAGAGGCAATCGTGATAAGATCATAATTACGTCGGAAGATAGTGTTGTTTTGGATGCATCTATATTGGATTTATCCACAATCGATATTGATCTTAGCCCATTGGAAGAAGTCTATGCGGATGCAGGGACTGGTGAATCAGACGTTGCGAATTTGTCGCTAACTCGCACGCCACCAACCTCAGATGAGGATGACGACGATGAAGAAGATGATGAAGATGATGATGAGGAAGATGCAGGGGCTGACGCCCCCCGCACGCCCCCCACGTCTGACGACGAATATGATACAGATGACGACGAAGATGAAAATGAAGATGACGAAGATGAAGATGAAGATGATGATGAGGAAGGCGAAGATGATGATGAAGAGGACGTAGATAATGAATCACGAGCAGAGGAAACCAATATATTCGCTTATATCGACAATTTCCCAGTACAGATGATATGCCTAGAAAAATGCGAAGGAACACTCGACGAATTATTTGTGAATGAAGAGATTGATGAGAAAACTGGTGCAAGTGCACTATTCCAAGTAATAATGACACTACTCGCGTATCAGACTGCATTTAAATTCACACATAATGATCTACATACGAATAATATTATGTATATATCTACGGAAATCGAATTCCTCTATTACAAATATAATAATGTATGTTATAAGGTCCCGACTTATGGTAGAATATTTAAACTTATAGATTTCGGACGTAGCATTTACACATATAATGGAAAGCTATTCTGCAGTGATAGCTTTGCTACAGGTGGAGATGCGGCTACACAATATAATTTCGAACCATATTACAATAAAAAATATCCAATTATCGAACCGAACTATAGTTTTGATTTGTGTCGTCTAGGATGTTCCATTATAGATTTCATTGTTGATGATAAACCTCGAGATGAACTACAAAAAACAGTGCATAGATGGTGCATGGACGATAAAAAAACTAGCGTCCTCTATAAGAAAAATGGCGATGAAAGGTATCCCGATTTCAAATTATACAAGATGATCGCGAAGACGGTCCACGCGCATACTCCACAGAATCAGTTGGCATTCCCGTTTTTCAGCCAATTCAAATCGTCGGTAACAGATGCATCGTGCATGGATATCGACAAGATTCCTTCATACGCATAAGTGCAAACATGTATGTATTCATATTTATAAGAATATATACTTTTTAAACCGATGAAGATTTCAAATGGGACGCTGAAAGCGTCCGTTTGGAAACTTATCGGTCATAATCCTTAAGAAAAAAATGGGATTTCGTCCCGTTTTAATTCTTCAAGGGTTTAAAATCCAGGAACGTCCGTGAATATCTGGGTTGGCGCCGATGCAGTGAAATCACTGGAACCCAACATTTCGGCTACAGGTCCACTCGCCTGAAAGAATATCATAATCGGCACGAAGGCGCACGCCATTACAAGTAGTGAGTCGCGTATAAGGAACTTGAGTGGCTTGTTCTCCTTTTCGACAAACTTCATCTCAATCAACTTGGCGAAAAAGAACAAAACGGTAATTGAAATCGTAATAATGATCGGTTTTTCCATTTGATATACTAAATTATTAAACATTTATATCAACGATTTAACGCAAGGGGGAACCAAGGTTCCCCCTTACCCCCTCCTTTAATTGGGGATACAATAACAAAGGATTGGATAGTATTAAGGGAGGGGTCCAAGGGGAACCGTAGGTTCCCCTGTATGGTTCCCTGACTAGAGCTCTTCAACCCCATCCAAAGTAATAGAATCACCAAATGTATCAGATTTATTCATATCAAACACATCCATTTCGCCTAAATCGATATCACTATTTGTATGTATCTTTATCTTGTCATCATCATAATCATCGTCATCTTCTTCCTCGAGCTTTCGTTGAATGGCTCTGGATGTGCTTATCTCTTCCAGTCTCTCTATGTTCTTTGGTGCATTTACGTCAGACACACTTCCTGTCTCAGAATCCAATACACTATCATAATCATTGAATTTCAATTTAGTTATGACAGGCTCATTATCAATATTGGAAATCGAAGGTACCAATTGAGGTTTCTCTACCTCATCTTCCTTTTCCTTTTCCTTTTCATTATCCTTCTCTTTTTCTTCACCAACTTGTACTGGTACCGGTTCGGGTCCAATGTTCTCTATAATAACCTCTTCTTCTTGTTCTACCGACTCGTCCATGTATGCACGAATGATTGCCTCTGTTGGGATACTATCACGAATAGTGTTTAATATCGACTCTTGTACGATGAGCTCAAGCTCTCTATTAACTCTCTGTGTTAATAGTGGCGGAATATTCTTTTCGAATAAATACACATTAGAATAGCATTTGCGAGCTACGTTAATATAAACCTTATGAATGAAACTATCCAAGTTCGGCGTATTGATATCTATCTTTTTCTGTCTGTTACCTACGCGAATACAGGTGAGAACCTTCAGCTGAATAATATGGACGCAAGTAATTAAATCGTCTAAATAATTACATCCACTCCGTTCTACAATTCGCTTACGTTCTTCCTCTATTATATTTGCATTCCACTTAGGCACACGCGATATTAAATTTTGGAATGTCATCAGATACTTACCAGCCTCATCATTCTCAATACATAGCTTCCATGATTCATTGAAAATAGACCGAATCCCTTCTATAACCAATGGTGTTAAGATACTTACCAATCTGCTACACCACTCGTTTCTAGATTCTTGCAGGTTCGAGAGAACAAAATCATCCATTTTTATAGAAATCGTCTATATTTTTATATCTAAACATTTACGCATCAGGGTCAGGGAACCTGCGGTTCCCCGAACCCCTCCCTTTGTATCCGCAATCGAGGGAGGGGTTCGGGGAACCGTAGGTTCCCTGATTACATAAAGGAGATTTTATGTAGTTCTGTGTTCTCTCGCAAGAATATAAAATTCAGCATATACATCATCAACATCTTCTCACACCTAAACTCGGCTTTGATTTTATTGAAACACATCATAATATTGGATTTAACTGCATCGCTCCATTTTCCAGATTCTTGTACGTATTCCATCAGATCCAAACACGAATATCCCTTCTCATAAATTGCCACACTAGTATCTGAGGCAATAATATTAGTATTTATCTGTTTGTCATCCAAATATTCGCGCATCCACTTTGATTTTTCATCTTTGAATTCAGTCAGATCCATGTTTTTACCGAGTGTATATTGATGTAAATTAACTACCTTTC